AGCCGCTCTGAGCAAGGTGCAAGCCGCCATGACACCAGCCACCGCGGATCAGATCGAGGAGTGGCTTGTCGCGCTGCAGGTGGCGACGGCTGGCGCAAAGCGGTCGGACGTGGGGGCGAGGGTGGCCTTCCAACTGTACGGCGCCGCACTGTCGCGCTTTCCGGCCGACATCGCTAAAGCGGCCTGTGAGCATTTCGCCATGCGCTCCAGATGGTTTCCGGTCCTGGCCGATTTGGTAGAGTTCTGCGAACGCCTGGAGCGCCCCCGCCGCAAGATGGTCGAGGCGCTGGCCCGTCGGCAGCGCAGCCGCAAACTGGAGCAAGCCCATGGATGAGCCCGCGCTACCCCTGACTGTCGACATTGAATTGTGGGAGGCTGTCGCCGACGCAGTGCGCCCGACCTTTGCGGATAGCTATCTGTCCGGCGCGATTCAGATCGGGCGCAACGTGACGCCGCACACCGCCATCGCTTACGACCGGCTAACGGCTAACGAAAAGGCCGCCCAGGCGATGGACGGCCTCAACATCAAACTGGTTCGCCCTCTGCCGTTTGGTCACCCGCAACGGATGGACGGGTTTTAGTCGACTGTGGCCTCCCGCTGCTCCCCGACCTCCAGGCACCCCTTGTCGATTTCCTCGGCCAGATCCCCGGCTTCGTCGGACAGTTTGAACAGCTCCCCGGCGAGCTGGTCCATGATGGCGGGGGCGATCCAGTAGTCGGCGCCTTCGCGGGCGGCCTTGGCGGCTCGCTGTACGGTTCTCTGATTGAGCCCGGTCAGGTCGGTCATGGCGTTGATCCAGTGCGGGCCGAACAGCAGGCGGCCGGCGTGGGCGAAGTTCTGGGCGTCGCTCATTCATCTATCCCCTTCACCCACAAGGCGTGCTTGATCGCGGCCCCCAGCATAAGCACCGGCAACCAGATCACGGCGACCAGCGCCCACATGAGTCCGACCAGAAGCAGAAACACGGCAAGCAACGACTGTCCCCACCGATTCACGAGTTCGTCCATCAGGTCGCGGGGGTTCATCGGAACGCCACGAACCAAGGGAGAAAAATCGCGGCCGCTGACACGAACAGAAGCGGGACCGCAAATGCCATCCACGCCGGCAGAACCCACCACCGACCATAGGATCGGAAAAAAGACCGCAAAACCGCCCCGCCGATTGCGAATACGATAAACAGGGCGGCGCTGTTGCAAGCCACGCAGGCCGCAACCTTCAATGTGAAAATGATCAAAACATTTCTCCCTGAGTCTGTGAAATCCAGTCGATCGTTTGGCAGCGGCGGAAGGTCACGTCGTTGCGGCGGTGCGGTGCGGCGCCAGCATCAACGCTGTGGCCGATTTCCGGCGATTCTGGCCGATTCACGGGGTTGGCCGCACTGGTGGGACCGGCTAGCAGTCTCCCAAGCGCCTCCTGGTCGTTTTTTAGCGGTGGTCGGCCGGCGATAAACGACGCCAGATCATACCGCGTCGGCAACCCCGCCGACTCGCACGCCATCTTGTACCGCCCAAACTCGGTGGCCCATTGTTCGTTGGTCATTTCAGATCCTCCCTGAGATCGTCGCCGGGCTGATAATCCGGCCGTGCTGCTATCCGTTCAAGTCTCGCGCGCGCCGCGTCATCCGCCGCCCAGCGCCGGCGGTTGCCGGCCATGACGGATGAGTCAGCGATATCAACCCAGCCCCCGACCTTGGCCTCGCGCTCGGTCGTGGCGTCTGAGTATGTGCGCCCGTCATATTTCGACATGTTCGGCTTCCTCCGTGACTGGCTTGTCAACCTCTCCGGCGTTAAGCTGCATCCGCCACGGCTGTAGACATCGGCCAATCGGTCGGCTCATTGTCGCTAAACCATGCGATCAGCCGGTCGGTTTGCCACTTTTTTTCGGCGTTCCAAGCGGCGACCCTAGCGGCGTCCGAATGGGCTTCCCCTGCGGCGGCTTTAGCGGCTTCCCCTGCGGCGGCCCTAACGGCCCAAGTGGCGGCCCACGCGGCGGCCCTAGCGGCCAAAGCGGCGCCCCAAGCGATCTTAGCGGCGGCCCTAGCGGCGACTTTAGCAGCGCCCCTAGCGGCGGCCAATTGCTCGGCCCCTATCTCGCCCCTCGCGAATTGGCGAGCCGCCACAATCGACGCCGTTGATCTTGGATCATTGGCGATATGCGCCACCCGTGCGGCGCAATCCGCGCCAAAGAGTCGAAGGCGCCGACCGCAATCTAAATCGACCTCGGACGCTCGATTGGCAATCCAGATTAAACGATCAAAATGGACACCTGCCGCCGCAGCGTCCGCGAGCGTGAAGGCTCGCGTGTCAATATCGGGATACGCGGCTTTGAGCCCCCTCCAAATTGGCGCGAAATTGCACGGGCCGAAGGCCAAAACCTGCTTCCATGTTAATGTGGGGGCTATCATTTTGCTCTCCGTCTGGCTCTCAATATGCGGCCCGAAGGCCGCGAGTTGAGAGTCAGGCCAAGCCGTGGACGCGCTCGGACATAAACGACGGCGTGATTGCGTCGCCGCTATAGCGAAGCAGTTGACGCGCCTGTTTCGCGGTCACGGCGTATGCGCCTCGCGCGGCGCTGTTTACGTCGCCGTCGTCGGCGTGCGCCGTCACCCACGCATCCCGGGACGCACGCGATGGGAACGAGTGTATGGCTATCTCGTTGGCGAATCCGCGCGGTGACTGCGCTGCGTAGTATTTTCCGGTCATGTCGATATCTCCGTTGCTGATATCTCTGACGCCTCGGCCCCCACACCCTGTCTGGCCGGGGGCGTTGGCGGACGGGGCGCTATTTCTGTTTTTCGATATATTCTTGGGCTTGGGCGGGGCGATGCACGTCGTGCTTTTGATGCATGTGGCGCTTGGCTTCCTTGGCCGTGGCGAATTTCTGGCCGCACAGTTTGCACCGTGAGGGCTGGGTTTGCTCGCGGTCGGCCATTATTTGACCGACACGATCAAGGACGCCAGGTCGGTGACGTCAGGCGCGCTGGGGTCGTGGTAGAAATCCGGGCCAAGAACCTCAAGCATCAGCACCGCAGCGCGCATCGGATCATGGCGCGCATCGGCGGTTTGGTATTGGGTATGCTGGTAGTGTGATCCTTCGTCGCTGTCATCGTCGTGGACGAGGCAGAGGGGCGCCGACGCTTCGGCCAGATCGGCGGCAAACGTGAACGCCTCGCCGAAGGCGGTGTGGACTTTATAGGTGGTCATCTCGGTAACTCCCTGGTTGATCTCTCTACCGCCTCAACCTCGCCACCGTTTCCGGCGCGAGGCGAGGGCGATAGGCTCGCGATGAGGGGGTTCCTAATGGTGCTCCCAGTCGTCGAAATTGAGCAGGTAGTGGATCACGTCGCGCGCGATCCAAACCACCAGGCCGACGACCAGGCCCGCCAGCGCGGTCATATCAGCCCCGCCAGCGCGGACCCGACGACGATCAAGGCGCATATCGCCAAGATCGCTCCGACCATAACCACGCCCTCAATCAAAGTCCTGAGCCACAACGGTACGCGCCGCCATGCGTCCGCGATCGGGTGCGACCGCTCAACCTGGTGCGGCGTCGCGTCCGTCTGTGCGGCGTCAAACCCATCAGAGAAGCCCGCGCGGTAGCCGCGGGCGTAATCGGCGCTGGTCATCACGCTACACGCTCCCAGTTCTGAATCCATTCCTCATCAACGTCCGAGTCCGTCATATCCGGCGCGAGTCCGAAGCGGTCTTCGTCTGTGAGCGGCTTCGACCAGATCTCGCGCCGGATCGCGGCCAGGAGCATTTCGCCCGTAACCGGATGGTATGACTCCGGGTCATCCGGGCCGGGCATGGGGACATCGGGGAAATAGCCCGCGAGCCATGCCGCCTCTGCTGCAGCTTCGAGCGAGCGGCCATCCGGGCGGACAAGCTTACGCTGAAACGCCCGCCCTTTGTGCCATAGGTGCAGATCGCGATATGACAGTTCCCCGCCATCGTCGCGGATTCCCTTGATCGCCAGAAACTCGCACAAGGTCGCCGCTGGCTTCAGCGCCGGCGCCGCACGCTTCACCGCCTTTGCGACAGGCTCACGTTCCAGCGCGACGGCCTGGGCCAAGAGGCGCGCCGCCTGTTTCCAATCGGCGCGCTTGTGGCTTTGCTCGGCCCGCTCATACGCCGCGAGCGCGGCTGATAGGGTCGGCGGGGTCATGACATCATTTTCCGGCTTTCGTCGTACCGAAAAACGGGGCGACTCCTCACGTTCGGATTTAGGACGTGAACCGTGCGAAGACCGTCAAGGTCACGCGTGATGAGCGCCAGCGTATATTCGCCATTCGAAAGAGTCCGCGAAAACTCGCTTGAGTCGTTTTCAAGCGCCCAAAACTCCGCCGCGTTCAGGTGCATCGCCACACGGTACGCGCCAGCGAGGGGAAAGCAGCCGAAGGTAGGCGCCTCCGGCAATTCAGCCGGTAGGGTCAAACCTCGCTCGGTTGCCCAACGTAGCAAGCCCGCGCGCGTCGTGAACGCCGTTTCCGGTGCGGAACGCGACTGGATCAGATACCAGTAATTGCACGTCTGAGCGTGGCCCGTTTCGTCCAGGCTTATAACGTGCATTCGGTCAATTGTGCGAACACAGGCCATCAGCCGCGCTCCCATGCCGGATCATAAGCGAAAGGCAGCTCAAACCAGCGGCCCGACCCGTCGTCAGCCGTGAACGTCGTCACGTTTGACCTAAATTCCCATGCGTCAATGATTGCCCGGCTTTCGGGCGTAATCCGCGCGTACAGGTCCGACTCGTGATGCGACGTTTCCACGCCCGCCGCTTTCAATTGCTCGTAAATGGTCACAGCGAAAAATCCTTTCCATCGACGCACACGAGCGGCCACAGGCCGGACCCGCGACCGTAGCGCGAGAAAAGGGCGCCATAGCGCGTGGCGATCTCATCAGCCGCCATCGCCGCGCGATCAGCAGCCTTGTCGACCGACTCCGCTCCCGTGTTTGCGTACTGAGTGTTCAGGGCCTTCACCCGCCGGCCGATGCGCTCCAGCTCCGCCGCGTCGCGCATCACGAGCATGACGTAGTCCGGCGCGTCCGCTCGCATGTTCGGGCTCAGGGCGAGTGCAAGCCTCACCGTGTCCATCGTTATTTTAGGGTCTTTGGTCATTTCGGTATCTCCGATTAGCCGCGGTCAATCCCGCGTGCGTTGTGAGTGTGTCACATTATCCGATGGTGTCAAGCCGTTAATTCTGACAGCAATTCGTCGTCTGTCAGCGCGTCCAGCCCGTCCGCCTGATTCCAGGCTTTGAGCTGTGCAAAGATTGCCCGCCGCTGGCGAGCTGCTATCCGCCGGGCCTCCCGTGAGCCGATCGCCTCAACCAAGTCGATCAAGTCCAGGTCGCGACCGATTGCTGACTCAATCGCGCGTCGTTGTTCGCAGTTCATTCCGGTTACCTCCAATTCCCGACTCGGCCCAATGCCGAATCGTAAGCCTGCCGCGTAATGGGCGGGATCTGGAAATCCCGCCGGTTGAGAGTCAGGACCTTTTTTCAGGCGTTGAGGTTCCAAAGTCATTGGACGCGCCAAACGTGTGCCGCCGATCCTTCCACCCTCGCGGCGCCCGCTCGCCCGTCACAAGGCGCGCGCCCATTGAATAGGGCTTCCCGCCCGCCTCAACCCGAACCCTAACGCGGTCAAATTCCACGCGAAGGGCGTCAACGGTTTTTACGTCGACAACCTCGCGGGCGAGCGCGGGCGCCCCCACGGCGACGCTGACCATCTTGTGTGCGCCGCAGTCGTAAAAAGACGCCACTTGCGCTTGGATAATGAATCTTGCCACGATCAGCCCCCTACGCTTTCAAGCGCCATGACGATCAAGGCAGGCTCATAGCCCCATGCGATCGACCGACGCGCGGGGACCTGATCAATCCGCACAGTGCGAGGCTGATCACCCATGGTCGCGAGTAGGTACCCGCCACCGACATAAGCGTTAAGCACGTCGCGATAATTCCAATTCCGCATAAGCATTCCCGGTCACTCCGTATCAGGCGAGCCAATCCCGCCTTGCACGCCAAAGGGTCCCGCCAAACAGTGGGACCCAAGGGCGCGATGAATCGCAGTGTCAGGGGCTTATCGTGGATAGTGGCGAAGGCCGGTCGCTGCGTCGAACATGTAGGGCTGCACACGATACGTCGATTGGTAAGAACCATCGGCGCGGACTGCAGTCACGGTAAAATCCCCAAAGCCCCATTGGTGCACAATGCCGCGCTCGATCAGGCGCCGGTCGACGCTGTTGGCGTTGACAGCCATGATCAGGCAGTGCTTCAACGCCTTGTTATCCGAGTCCTTGCCCCAAGCTCCTGATGTTCCATAAGGCAGATTGCAGGCCATGAAAGAGGCTTCAATGCGTCCGGCTCGCTTCACTTCGCACATGGGTGTCATTGCCACCGCTCCTAGTAGCCGAGCCAATTTTTGGCCGCGCGGTAATTCGCGTCGATCCTCTCCCATTCGTAATAGGAGCGACCTTCGCGATCGGATGAGTGAGCGAGAACCATCAAGTCGCCATCTTGCTCAAATGCGACTTGGCCATGTTCCTCAATAAAGGCGATCAGGTGTTTCATCGGTCGATCTCCGTTTGCAGGCGGTCAATCCGTCTGTGATTCACTCTCTAATCCATATCATCCGATAATGTCAACACCATTTTCGCACGCGCACGCATTTGCGCCTCCTCCCCTACGCGCGTACATGGGCGCCTATGCCTAGACGGACCAAAACAGGCAGGCCGCGCGTCGAGCCTATGCCCATTGATCTCCTCTACGATCATCCCGCCGCGCTCGCGCTACCATCTGCAGGATTCGGCGGACTGTGTCGGCTGGTTATACATTTTTGGATAAGCGAATGCAGGCCGCTACCGATCCAGGATCACGAACTATGCCATATCGCCCGGATGCATGTCCCAACGTGGCGCACGCATAAAACCTCAATCCTAACCATATTCGGCGACCTGCAGCCCCTGCTAGAGGCGCATAAGGCGCACACAGACCGATTCCGCCTCGCGCTCGCCAATGCCGCTCACGCCTCAAACAGTCAGAGGCGCATGACACTACTCGCCAAAGTCTCTCGCTCCGCGCCTCCCTCCCCTGCAATGCCATTCCAGCCCCAGCGCGACCCCCCCAAAGCCCCTCGACCGGCGCCACCGGATCAGAGACCCCAACGGCTGATGGTCGACCGCTAGCACCGCCCAGACCGCAGGACAGAGGCAAACCTACCCATTCCCCCTAAACCTACCCCGCCTCCCCCTCCCTCTCCGCCCCTCAAGGTCAAGCCGTAACCTCAAACCGTCAAGGCAGGCCATCAAACGATGCAAGCCGCGCCTCAAGCCGTAAGCCTCGCTCGCTCGCATGGACAAGGGGCGGCGCTTGGACCATAAAGAACGCCGCCCAGTTCGCGCGCTCACGCACGCGGCCGGCGGATCAGGGGGAAGTCGCCGCGAGTATTGATCCGCCGATCTGCAGGCCGGTTTCGCAGTATAGGCGACCGTCAATGCTCAAAGCCTCTCGGCGACCTGATTAAATGCTACTGAACACCCTGCTTTCACTTCCGATAATGGGGCTTCTGCGCGATTAGGGCGACCCTGGCCTGGCCCTATACCGCGCGATCCGCTGGCGCGTTGGGACGCGCGCGATTCATTCCGATGGAGGTAACTTCTCTCCCCCAAATTTAAATTCGGGGTCCATCGGATATACGCACATACGGCTTGACCATACGGGCACACGGCTATACGGATGGTCAATACGGATGGGTCATACGGATGTACGGGTTATGAGGAAGATACCGATACAGGTTAAGCTGACGGGTGATTTGCTGGATCGTCTTGATGCGCGGAAGGCTGTGACGGGGATGGACCGGACGGCTTTGATTGTTGAGGCGTGTGAGGCGTATTTGGCTTTGGTGCGGGTGGTTGTGGAGAAGCCAGCGTCGGTTCCTGTGGCGAAACTGAAGCCTGCGGCTGAGATGGTTGAGAAGCCGGTTGTGGTTCCGAAGTCGAAACTGGATGCGATCCCGATGCCGGAGTGGCAGCGAAAGATGTTTGATGAGACGCGGCGGAAGTTGGGGGCGTCGTCTGAGGATGACGAGAAGGTGGAGTTCTGATGGCCGTCGGCGACAAGATGCAGAGTCGGCTGGGCGAGTTCACGGTCAAGCATGAGGACTTCATCCCGCGTGAGATGATCGCGGATCGTCTGGTGGTGATTGAGGTGGCGTGCTGGTTTGGTGACATGCCGGTTCTGGATTTTTGTCAGAACCTGTTGGTGGGGTCGTACAATGACTGACTGGGCATCTGTGGTTGGTCCGCCGCCTGGCTGGGTTGGAGGGTTTGGTTTGCCGCCCTGGTACGGGGCTTGGTGGTCGGGTTTGTATGATGGATTGGCTGCGGACGAGGACCACTACGTTGGTCACCGATCGGGCTTTGGCAGGGAGGAGTAGATGAGATTGTTATTTGCGAGGGCGAAGTGTGTTGGCGTCGCTGAGGCGTGGCGTCGGCAGTACCCGCGGGATCAGCAGGTGGCGCTGAGTAATAGCACGGACGCGGTTTACAAGGCGCTGTGCGATCTGTCGCCGGCGGACCTGACCCCCGCGGCGGTGGCGAAGATCATCGGCAACACGTCGTGGTCTTATTACCACTGTGCCGAGTGCCGTTCGGATTGCGAGAGGGTGGTGTCGATTGACGATACCGATACCGAGATGATGCTGTGCCCGTCGTGCTGCCGGGCTCTGGCGGCGTTGGCTTGCGCGGATGTCGGCGCATGAGCGGCGTTGACATCAAGACGAACCCTCGGGCGCTTCGGCTTGAGGCCGCGGGGATCCAGGCTGTTGCTCTGACGACGCGGATGTCGGGCGTGAAGAAGCAGCAGTCGTTTCTGCGGGTTCGGAGGTTGCTTGAGGAGGCCGCGGCGATTGAGCGGGCTCGGGAGGATATCCGGTGGAAGGGGTGATGCAGGACCTGCTGGCGGACCCTGAGCGGGTGTCGCTTGTCACCAACGCCGACCTATGGAAGCCCGATGAAACCTGACCTGAAGCCCGTGTCGATCAACCCCGAGCCGTTTGTGGCCGCCGTGTACAGCCTCGACGAAGCCCGCAAGCGGATGACCGCGCCACGCCGGCTGGACGACATGGCGACGTGGACCGTGCTGGAGCGTCGGCTGGCCCACGCACTTCACGAGTGCGGTCTGGATGACGATGAGATCAAGGCGATCGTGGGCAAGTTACCGCCCGGAGTCTGCGAGATCATCCACCGCTGCCCTGAGTGCGGGGTGCGGGTGTACCCTGTCGGGCCCGCCGCGAGCAGGATGTGCGGGGACTGCGGGTGAGGTATGGGTCCGTCTGCTCGGGAATAGAAGCCGCGTCGGTGGCATGGCAACCACTCGGCTGGCACTGTTCGTTCATGTCGGAAATTGAGGCGTTCCCGCGCGCCGTTCTGAAACACCACTACCCGGAGACACCCCTGCATGGCGACTTCACCACGATCCGCGAAGGCGAATACGACCCTATCGATGTTCTCGTCGGAGGAACACCTTGCCAGTCATTCTCAGTCGCCGGCCTCCGAGGAGGAATGGCTGACGACCGTGGTAACCTGGCCCTTCAATTCCTTGCGCTTGCTGGCCGATTGCGGCCCCGCTGGGTGGTTTGGGAGAATGTCCCCGGCGTCCTGTCGAGCAACGAAGGACGGGACTTTGGTTCCTTCGTCGGGGGCTTGGGCGAACTCGGGTATGGGTGGGCCTATCGAACCCTTGACGCTCAGTTCTTCGGACTGGCCCAACGACGCAAGCGTGTGTTCGTTGTCGGATACCTTGGAGACTGGCGACGTGCCGCAGCGGTACTTTTTGAGCGCGCGAGCCTGCGCGGGGATCCTCCGCCGCGCCGAGAAGCGGGGCAAAGAGCTCCCACCATCCCTAGCAGAAGCACTGCGGGCGGCGGCCTCGGGACTGACTTCGACCTAGACGGCGGCCTGGACCAGGCCGCCGCGTGCGACGTGGCCGACACTCAGAGTGTCGGCGCCAACCAGACGACTGGGTTCGTCGGCGACTGTGTGGCCGAGCCCCTGGCCCGAAGCCTTCGGGCCAGGGCTAACGCCTCCCACCGCGAGGACTCGGACACGTACATCCCGGTCATCAGTCCGGCCTTGAAATCCCGTGACTACAAGGGTCCCTCTAGCGAGGGCGATGGCGATGGCGCTCCGCTCATAGCGTTCAACCTGACTCCGTCGAACAGCAACAAGGACTTCAACGCCCGCGAGGCCCAGTATGCTCAGGCGATCACCGGCAACGGCAACCGCGTGAGTGCGCGAGGGGGCGATCTGATCGCCCACAGCCTTCGGGCTGAAGGCTTCGACGCCTCGGAGGATGGTACTGGCCGAGGGACGCCGATCGTGCCGGTGTGCTTTGGCTGGCAGAACTCAAGCCACCAAGGCGCCAGTGCCAGTGAAGATCACTCACCGACGCTGGACAAGAGCAAGGTGCCCGCCATAGCCTTCGCCCTACGCGGCCGTGAGGGCGGCGCGATGCCGGAGGTTCACGATCAGGTGAGCGCGCTCAGGTCGGCGTCGGGCGGCTCTACGCGGGACTTTGTGGCCCTGCCTATTCAGTATGCGGAACAGCATGATCGGGACAAACGGGCGAACGGCATGGGCCTCGGCGAACCCGGCGATCCGATGTTCACGCTGGAAACCCGGCAACCGCACGGCGACGCCGTGCGGTCTGCGGTGAGGCGGTTGACGCCCAAAGAGGCGGCCAGACTCCAGGGATTCCCAGACACGTACCTGTCCGACGTGCGGATCAAGGGAAAGCCCCCAGCGGATGGACCAATGTACCGAGCCCTTGGAAATAGTATGGCGGTTCCATGTATGTTGTGGCTAGGCCGCAGGATCGCACTGGTGGATGCCCTGCCGATTCCCCCTTGCGCCCCAGATGATCCTATCGGATAGTGCGTTCCTCACAGACAGGGAGTCGAGATATGACTGAAGACGAAGCCAAGCAGAAGGCCTGCATTGGTATGCCCGCGTTGGTCCAGGCCACGCTGATCTCGGGCGCTGACCGGCACGTCCACGTTCAGAACACGAGCGGATACACCTGCCGGGGATCGGCTTGTATGGGCTGGGTTGAGAGTGAGCCGGGCAACGGCGACTGCTCGCTGAAGAATCAGCCTGCGTTGGCCCAAGCCGTCGCCGCCAAGCCCGCCCGCGCACCGAAGGATGCGGAGCAGTGAACGCCGAGGCTTGCGGCGACTGCAAATACTTCCAGCACACCGACAAGGTTTGCCGGCGCTTCCCGCCCGTGTCGTTCGTGGCCGTCACGACCTCAAGGCTGGATACCAAGGCCCAGTGCATGGTGATCGAGGCCAACCGGATGGCGTCGGCGTTCCCGACGATGGACCCGATCCACGGATACTGCGGTGAGTTTGTCCGCTTCGTGCTGGTGAACTGATGGCCGACATCGACACTTTCAGCCTCGCGTCGTCCGTGCTCGCGGGCGGGCAATACGACCCGGAGTCCAGGGAACTGGTCCTGCAGTTCCAGAACGGGCGGGAATACAGCTACACAAACATCGACGCCGAACTGGTTGAGCGCCTGAAGTCGGCGGTATCGGCGGGCCACTTCTGGCGGGACAATCTGAAAGGGAAGGGTTGATGGCTGAAGCCCCCAAGAAGCGCCGCGCACCCAACAGGGTCTACGCGACCAAGGGATCAGACGCCCTGAACGTCCACATCGACATTCCGGTGACCACGGCCTTCAAGGCCCGGGTAGCCGCCGCGGCCGTTGAGTGCGACATGTCCACCACCGAGTTTGCCCGCCACCTCCTGCGGACGGGCATGGGAGAGGCCGATTGACCGTCATCGCCCTTCGGGATGGCATCCTTGCCGCCGACAGCATGTGCTCCGACAACTGCCTGATTGTCCCCTGCCCGCCAAAGATCGGCCGCCTCCCGGATGGAACGCTCTGGGCTTTCTGTGGGTTCGTCCCGTTTCTGGAGAAGTGCCTTGAAGGCGTCCAACGCCATAGCGGCGACGGTATGCCCGAGTGGGAGCCACGAGCCTCCGACGACAGCACGTTCATCCTGGTCAAGCGCGGAGGTATGATCCGAGAGTGGTGGGGCAAGGGCTGGGTTGAGTATGCAGCCCCCGAAATGAAGGCGTGGGGGGCCGGCGACGAACTCGCTCTGGGAGCCATGGCCGCCGGCGCCGACGCCAAGACCGCCTGCGAGATCGCCTGCCGCTTCAACATCTACTGCGGCGGCGAGGTCGTCACGCTGGACCTGGAACCCGAGGAGCCCGAGCCCGTCGAGGTGCATACCCGCCTGTTCACCGACAGGGAGGAACTGCCCGGCGAGCTTGAGGAGCACCTGCCGTGGCGCGAGAGGATGGGGCTATGACCGACCTCTACGAAGCCCTCGGCGTAGCCAAAGACGCCACCAAGGCCGATATCAGGAAAGCGTACCGCAAGGCGGCCAAGACCGCTCACCCCGATAAGGGAGGATCACCGGAGGCTTTTGCGCTTATCGCACAGGCAAAAGACATCCTCACCGACGACGAGAAGCGCAAGCAGTACGACATCACCGGGTCCGTCATGGACCTCGACGCCGCCATCGCCCAGTGCGCCTTTGACGCCATGTGCAGCGCAGTTTCCGAGGTCGCGGCGGCCGGCCTCAAGCCGGAATATCTCAACATTCCCGCCGAAGCCGCCGCTCTCCTCCGCACCCAACTGGGCAACATCGGCATCGCCGAGCGCAACACGCGCCGGGCCGCGGCGTTTTTCAACACTCACAACGCCCGCTTCAAGGGTAGGGGTATCGTTGACATGCTGCGGGACGGCGCCGCTCACGCTGAGCAGAACTACCGCCGGCAGCGCGCCATTGTCACCGGCGCCATTGCGCTCCTGTCGTCGGTCACCTTCGACAAGGAAAAGACCAGCGTGTTCGAGGAGCGGATGCAGACTATGAGCCGCGCCATGGGCGGCCCGATTAACTGGGTGGGCTGATGGCCGACGAAACCCTTTACCCGCGCAAGACGCACCGGGACTGTTGGCGCTGCGCGAGGCACGGTTTCTCGTCGGATTGCAGTTATTGCGGAGGCACGCGGAGGGTTGAGAATGAACCGCTGACGCGGGAACGTCTGGCCGAACTCATGTGCTACGATCACGATACTGGTGACTTCATCTGGCTCAAGCCCACCGCCAAGCGCGCCAAGCCCGGCGATCGGGCGGGGTGGAGCCAGAACGGCTACATCACAATCAGCATTGACAGCGTTCGCTACTCCGCTCACCGCCTGGCCTGGTACTGGGTCCACGGTCGCTGGCCCTATGATCAGATCGATCACATTGATATGAATCGCGCCAACAACCGCATTGAGAACCTGCGGGAGTGCTCCAGCGCGCAGAACAACCGCAACGGCGCCCGCCGGGCAACCAACACCTCCGGGTACAAGGGCGTTCACTATTGCTCGTTCACGGGGCGGTGGCGGGCGCAAATCTTCGTCGATTACAAGAAGATCGATTTGGGCCTGCATGACACGCCCGAGGAGGCTCATGCCGCCTACATCAAAGCGGCCAAGCGGCTGTTCGGCGAGTTTGCGAGAGCGGTATGAGCAAGCCCGAGTCCTCCCGGTGGATGAAGGTCTTTCGCGAGTTTGTGAAGGACGTGCGGATCAGTTCCAAGGAGGCCGTCAACACCGACGAACGCGGGATTGAACTGGAACTCTGGGACAGTCAGGAGCGGTTTCTTCAGGAGGTGGCGTCTGGTCTGGATCGCGGCGTCCACACGTTCATGTGCCTCAAGAGCCGCCAGCTTGGCATCACGACGGTCTCTCTGCTGGTCGACCTCCTGTGGCTGGCAATGCACAAGGGGATGACGTGCGCGCTGGTCACGGAGAGCGAGGCCAACCGAGACAGTAACCGAGCAATACTACGCAGTTACGTCAACTCGTTTCCTGATGGATACTTTGGCGAATCCTTCCGCATTATTAAAGGCGGCGACAACCGCCAATTCATGAAATTTTCCAATGGCTCGCGCATAGATTTCCTCGTCGCCGGAACCAAGGACAAGGGCACGTCATGGGGGGAGGGTCGCGGCTACGCATTTGCCCACCTCACCGAGGTCGCATCCTACGGTAGTGACGACGCCCTCAAGTCATTCGAGGAGGCGTTCGCGCAGACCAACCCCAACCGCCTGTTCATCTATGAGAGCACCGCCAAGGGCTACAATCTTTGGGCGGATCGGTGGAAAGCCGCGCGTGATGACAGGTTCACGCAGCACGCCTTCTTCATCGGGTTCTGGGCAAACAACATGAACCGGATTGAAAGGTCCGACCCCCGCTTTGCCGAGTACGGACGCACGCCGCCCGATCAGGAGGAACGCGAGAAGATCGCCGTGGTTCTGCAGAAATACAATCACAAGATCACGCCCGAACAGTTGGCCTGGTATCGGTGGCGCCAAGAAAAGGAAGATAGCGCGGGCGGCGACGGTCAGATGCTGGATCAAAACCAGCCATGGACCGAGGACGAGGCCTTCGTGACCAGCGGCCACTCCTTCTTCCAGGTCCGCGCCCTTTCCAAAGACATGCGCGTGATGGACGACGCTCCCGTCGCGCCGGTGTCTGAGCAGGGGTATGCGTTCAAGGGCTACCGCTACGAGATGGGAGACCGCTTCTTCGACATGCGGATGGTCGAGGAGTTGGAGGACATTGGCGCGGTGGAACTGCGGGTGTGGGAGGAGCCACAGCCGGAGGGTCGGTACGTGATCGGCTTCGACCCGGCGTATGGGCGGAACGATCACAAGGATGCCTCGGCAATTTCAGTGTGGCGCGGCTTCGCGGACAAGCTGGTGCAGGTCGCCGAGTACGCCTGCAACCAGCACGACATCAAGCAGTCGTCGTGGATCCTGGCGCATTTGGCGGCGGCGTATGACAATGCGGTGGTGAACTACGAGGTCAATGGACCCGGCTCGTTCGTGTCCCTGGAGTGGGACTCGGTGCGGGGTCAGTTGAACGCGGAGATGAATGCGGGCGCCGTGAAGGAACGAAACTGGGAGAACGCTCTGGCCAACGCCCGGTACTACCTGTTCGTCCGCCCTGACAGCAGCGGCCGGCCGAGCGCCAAGGGCTTCAGCACCACCTTCAATTCCAAGTCGACCCTGATGCACGGCTACCGCGGCGCCTACGCGACGAACGAGCTGGTGATCCGTTCGAGGAAACTGCTGGGTGAGATGAGCAATGTCGTGTTTGACGACGGCAAGATTGGCGCACCGGAGTCCAAAAGCGAGAACGGCAAGGATGACCGGGTGTTCGCCGCCGCGCTTGCTCACCGTGCGTGGATCGAATGGGTCCGCCCGGGCATGGTCATGGAGGGTCTGACGTTCAAGGGCGTAACCGACATTGAGTCCGGCCAGACTTCGATGATCTCCAACCGGATCAACCGGCAGGTGTTCCAGTTTTTTCAGACGGCGGAACAGATGGCCGCCATGGAGGTCGACAACCGGCCGAAGTGGAAGGCTGATTTTGGACTTGCGTAACATCCCCCTCCGCGCTGCCGCCTTTCTACCGCCGACCGCCGGGCGCGGCGGCCATGGCTTACCTGATGGATTCACAAGCGGGGCAGAGAACGCGGCTTATTCACCGCTCAAGGTAAGCAAGCCCGGCACAATACCCCTTGCCAATTGCAAAACTCGGTGAGACAACATGCCCCCATCTGACGGAGACCACGGAATGCCACGGGGACAGGTGAGGGTTGACGATGACGACGGAGTCATCGAAGGCGAGGTCGTAGAGGCCCCTATACCGGAAGGTTACCAAAGACTGGGTGAGGCCCCACGGGACGGCAAGGCGATCGTGCTCCTGGGGAATTTACCCAACGGTCAGGTGATCGAGCAGAAGGGCATCTGGCGAAACTACACCCGCAAATTCAGCTTTGCCGAAAACCGATTCGTCGACAACTCCCGATGGGCCAAGTTCAACGCGGGCGGTCAGGCCCTCGACATCGCGCCGATCGCTTGGCGACATTGCAGGGGGTTTGAGTGAGCGACACGTCATACGTCGGCTCCGAGGTCCTGCCCTCCGAGGGCTACCTGCAACCCCGCATGTACCTGATTACCTGCGTGTGTGATCGCTGCGGCAACGAGTTCTCCTGGAAAGCCAAGACCCCCGGCGGCAAGGACCGACCCTGCCCAAGGAAAGCGTGCAAGGACGCCATCCACGAGGAGCGCGTCATGCGCGAAGCCCAGAACCTTGCACGGATGCTCGATGAGCAGCGGGCGCCCGGCCACATCGGGGATAAGGTCATTGTCAAGGCGATCGACGCCACCGCCGGCATGGTGATGAAGGACTACGGGCTGACCGACCTGAAGGACAATATCAGGCCCGGCGAAAGCATGGCCCCGAAACTACCCGGGCCGATGCAGCAGGCCGCTGATAACATGTTCTCGCCGCAAAAGGCGCTGGAGGGACGTGCTGGCCTCAACTCGCGGCAGGCGAAGTTGCTTGGCCGTCGGGCAATGGCCGGCGCATTCAGGAACATGGCTGTCAGCCCCGCATCCGTCGTGCGCGGGAACCAGGGCGAGTCGCCGCTTCGGATGGTCCGCACCGAGCGAATCGGTAACGCCTGACCCTACTTGTGCTTTCCGCCCTGGATCGCCTTGAGCGCGGCCTGGGGATCGTTCTGCTGCAGCTTCTGAATCTCCGCCGCCTTTTCCGCAGCCCGACGCTGAACGCCGGCGATGAGGCCTTCAGGGTCTGGCGCGTCGACGTGCTCAATGACCTGTTCGGCGGACGCAGCGCCAATTTTGAACAGGTCGTAGATGGTCGACCGCGCTTCGGCTGAGAACGCCGGGCTCGCGCTGTGAGCGTCGATGGTGAGCGACATGTCTTCGTCCAGATCAGCAAACATGAACGGGACGGCGACCTGACCCGGCGCCGGCGGAATGATCAGCGGGTTGGGCTTCTGAGCCTCCGCGCCGGCCGCCGCTTCGGGAACCCACGCGATTATGCGCTTGGACTCATGCACCTTGGCGAGGTCGAGGCAGAGCGCGCCAAGAGACTCCACGCTCCGCTCGACCAGCAGGGCCCGGTCCTTGAACCGCGGCGAGAACATTCGAACCAGAGTTTCCGCGTGCCCTTGCGAGCGCACGCCTGATTCGCCCTTGCCGCGCGCGATAGGCGGGAGCCCGCCCATGTCATCAAACATGCGCTCGTACTCATGCAGCGCGACCCAGACATCGCCCGGGACGGACTCCTTGTCCTTCTCGATCTTGGCGTTTGGATTCTGGTCGACGAAGTAGCCGCCCGGCTTCTTGTACCTGGCCAGTGCGTTCTGGTTCACGCCGGTTGAGCCCGTGAATTTCATCGACGGGTCTTCCTCCATGCGGAGCATCTTGTTGATGCCGGTGATCCGCGAGTTCATGCCCTCCTGAAGCATGGCGACGTTGACGATCTCGGATCGGCCCCAGAAGTAGTTGTCGAGCGGGTTGGGGCAGAACTCCCTGAACGGGTGCTGGCCCTTGAGGGTCGGATTGGCGAGACCGGACGCCGGATTATACGCCAGCGCGTTGAACATGTGGGTCTTGCCCATGAGCAGCATGTCGTCGCCGATGATCTGGAACGTCACCCAGTCCTCGGTCTGATCATCCCAGATCCACACCTCGTGCATCAGCATGATCGAGGACATCACCTTGGGATCGAGGGTTGGACTTGGGCCGCCCATCCAGTCGACAATGCCGCGCGAGGTGTTTGGATTGGGTGAGCCCGCGGGCTGGAACGGGTAGAGCCCGCCGACGATCACCTGCTTGGCCGACCCGGCGTCGCCGATGTTGTCAGGCTTCCGCATGTACCGCTTGGCCTTGCGAATCAGCGCCTCGGCATCCGCGCGCCCGCTCACCATGCGCGTGAACTGATGTGTGGTGATCGGGATCGTGTGGACGAAGGCTTCCATGTCCTCGTCGAGTTTGCCGTGGTTCTCATGCAGGACGCCCAGCGCCTCGGGCTGGACCAGCCAGGGCGAGAAGGCGTTGCGCTTGTACGTCTGCTTGATGAGGGTCTTGCCCTTGCAGAGAGCCCATAGGACGGCCTCGGAAATCACATTGTCCGTGTCCGACTGTCGGCACATGTGACGCAGGCGTGTCGCCGCCGCGCGCCCCTTCGCATCTTCAACCACGTTGGGCAGATCAGCATCGCCGATGTGGAACCGCAGCGAGATCGGAGAAAACAGCAGCGATGTGAGTTCGTCGATGTACGAAAACGTCTTGTTATACATCGCGGGCATGGACGGCTCGTCCGACCCATATAGTAGGAAGTTCTTGTAGTAAGCGCCGCGTTGCGCGCGCTCTACTTGCGACACCAAGCATTGGTCAGCAATTTCTCTGACGAACCGCTCTAAGCCCGACCTCGGTATTCTCATGCCATAGCATCCGATAAGATGGCGTTCGTATTCGAGCGGGTAGGCTACGTTGACTTTGCGATTTTGCCTACCTTATTCTTCGCGTCGTTCGGTTGGCTCTCTCGCCGAGCAACTTTAACCCCAAGGAGACTACCATGTACGCCAAGCGTCATAAGGGTCGTAAGGGCCGCAAGTAAGCCCCTCGGGCGCTCCGGGCCGGTCCTCCCTGTCCCGCCCGAAGCGCCCGCCCTACCAGAGGAATTTGAGAGTCGATGCCTGAGATGCCAATGCCAATGCCGGGAATGGGAGCGCCGCCAGCGGGTGGACCGCCTCCGCCGCCGCCCGGCGGCACGGGTCCCGCAATGGCTCCCGGCCCGCAGATGGGCGCGGCCGGACAAGGATTGAGCCAGGTCAAGACCGGGCTTGAGATGCTGCAGAAAGCCCTGCCGGGTCTGCCGATGGGCGACCCCATCCACACAGCGGTCCTCAAAGCCGTCGCCGAAATCAGCAAGCACATGTCTCAGGGCGCCGACGATCAGGGCGACAAGATCCAGCAACTGGTTCAGGCGGCCCGCACCGCACAATCCAACCCGCAGGGCGCGGCCCTGCACAACATGTTCCCAGGCGCGGGGGGCGGATCACCCGCCCCGCC